CCATTTGAGTTGAACATGTATAAAGAAGAAGTTGAACTTGATGAGAAACTTGACAAAGAAGACGAACCGAAGGTAAAAGAGATTATCAAGAAACTGAAGGGTGCAAGTCAAGCTCACGCTGGTCAGGCAAAAGATTTACAAAAAGCAGTCACAGAAAAAGATGAACTTGATGAAGCAGAAGCATATTCTCCAAAACAAATCAAAATGGCAATCGGCATTGCTTCAGACCCACGATACAAGGGTGGTAACTATTCGGGTGCAGTAAAGGCGATTGAAAAAATTAAGGGCGGATTATCTCAGCATAAGCAAGTTGCTGCTGTTCTAAAAAGGCAGAACGAAGCACTTGGTGAAAATCTTGATGGAAGAACTAGAGAATATCGTCAACATCGTGAGAGACTAGAATCACTAAGATCAAAAAGATTGGAAGCTAGACACATAGACCCCGCTGATATTGATACATCTGCAACAGATGATGATATTAAATCAGCAGACAAAAATATTATGATGCAGTTGAGAAAGTCTGTCTCATTGCGTGGTCAATATTCGGTGGAGTTCTTAGACAAAAAGAAAGTCAAAGTTCCACAGAAAATCGCACTTGCGGTTATCGCAAAATACAACAGTCTAAAAAAACCGATGGACAAAGAAAAGTTTCAAGCAAAAGTCGCAAAGTCTCATAGAGACTTGCTGATGGGATTGAAAGAAAACCTTGATGAGAAGAAGAAAAAAGATAAAATTAAAATTGGTGAAGAATCCACATTAGATCGGATGAACAAAAAATTACAGGAGAAGAAAAATGGGTAACAAATACCTAGAAACAAAAAACGATACACTTGAATCATCCATTCTTGATGTTTGGAAAGATGCTGCGAAACTTGATGAGTATAAAACAAGACTTGGAGAGAAAAAAAGAGTTGCTGGTGGTGATAATCGCCGAACAGAAAATAAGCAACCAAAAGAAGAAGGATTAGAGTCCTCACCTAATGCCGCAAACTCTCAACACCTATGTGCAAAGAATGTTGTTCATGAAGATTGGGGTGAAGGCCAACCTGTTCATGGTATGCATGCCATTCCTGATTCTAAGGGTGACATTGCTTGGTATGATGTAATGTTTGAGCATGGTGTTGAAAAGGGTGTATCAATCAATGAGCTTAAAGTTACAGTGGCAGAGAAGCATCACAACGATCACGGTGGTAATGGTGGAAAAAAGAAAAAGAAAGAAGAAGCTGAACTTGATGAAGGCAAAAAAGAAGAATATGAAAAGTTCTTCAATGCAGCTATGAAGAAATTCAAAATCAACTCTCCTGCTGACCTCAAGTCAGATGAAGAGAAGAAGAAATTCTTTGACTATGTTGATAAAAACTATAAATCAGGTGCTGAGAAAAAGACAGGCAAAGAAGACCCATCTGAAAAAGATAAAGAGAAGATTGGTGAGGCACTTCAAAAACAGTATGAGTCGAAAATGCAAAGCATGAAAGATGCCATACAAAAAGTTTGGGAAGCTTCTGACCGTGAAAAGATTGAGATGAAAAGGGCTCGTTCAGCTAAAGCAAAACCTGGCAAGACAATGACGGGTGATGATATGTCTGTTGTCACATTAAATCCAGAAATAAAAGACTGACAAATAGGATAGATATCTGGTAGAGTATACTTATGAAAACACTTGTGCAAATGACAGAAGTCTCAAAAATAGACTTACCAGATATCTATTGTGATATGGACGGAGTTTTATGTAATTTTATGAAAGGTGCAGATGAAGCCGTTGGTGGTGACTTTGTATCTGCTGATAAGGATGAACGATGGAACAAGATTAACCAGACAAAGGGTTTCTGGGCAAATCTTGAATGGATGCCAGGGGGTAAAAGACTTTATGTGTTTATTTCTCGGTATAATCCTTACATCTTGTCAGCGTATTCTGGTCGTGACCCCAACTCTAAGAATGGTAAAATGACATGGTTAGCTAGAAATACTGGTGTTTCAAAACGCAATATCAATCTGGTTAAACGAGAAGATAAAAAACTATATGCTAAAACAGACGGTAAACCAAATATTTTGATAGACGATTATATGAAGAATATAAAAGAGTGGGAAAACAAAGGTGGAATTGGTATCCATCACACTGACGCCCGCAAAACTATAAATGAATTGAAGCGTCTAGGGTTTAAATAGTATAAATATAATAAAAACATATTCGGTAAGAATAGGAGAAGAAAATGCCAATTTTTAGTAGAAGAGAAGCCGGTTTCATCGTATTTGAAGATGGTGGCACAGATGGTTCTGGCACAGATGCCGGTGATAAAATTATTTTCAATGGTGGAAATAACGGTGACACTGCCGAGCATTTTTTGAAGTATCAAGGTGATGTAAGTGATGAAACAAAGCCAAACTTTTTGTCGGAGGGTGCTGATGGAAGTGGTGATTATTCAAAAGAAAATGTCTTTGCGTCAGACTCCGGCTGGGTGATGCGTCCAGGCTCCCCTGCAACTGGTAATGATAATCCAGATGCTGATCCAGAGGTTCTGGTCTGTAGCCGTGGTCTTAAAACTTTCGGTCTTGGTGGACCTACTGCAAAACAAATTACGATTGGCAACGCTTCCAGCAAAACCACATTTTTCCCTGACGGAGATACTTTCACTGGTGCTGGCTCCTCAAGTGAAAATGATATTGTTGTTTATACATACTTTAACGAGTCCGTTGGAGTAATAGGAACACCACAACTTGATTTGGCACAAGCAACGGCCTTGGGTTCATCTTTTTCAACACTAAATTATAAGTCTGCTTTGTCTAATTTGGACGCTGGTATTGTAGCATTTGGTCTTGATGCGAGTGTTGATACTCAAACATCAGCTGTTACGAATAATACTTTAGGTGTTAACTCTGATGACTCAATTGCACTTAACAGCGGTAGAATCACAAAGAATGCCGGTGGTGTTATTCGAGATGAGAGTGACAATGTTCTTGTTTTTGATGATGGTGCATCCACTGAAGCGCCGATGAGTTTTGGAGAAATTGTTCTTGAAGATGGAGACACTGCTGAAGTATTGCTGAGGGCAGACTCAGATGCTTCTTTCACGGTGTCCTAAATAACTTTACAACAACTAATATTATGAGGTGAATTATGAGTATTAATGCAGAATCCATTTTGGAGAGAAAAGAGGCTTTGATAGGAGATTTAGAAAGCACAAAGATTAAACAACAAGAAATTGAAAAAGCAAAATTAGAAAATGTCGCATTGCAAAACGCACTTGCTGGTGCAATTCAACAATGCGATGATTTTCTCAAAAAGTTAGATGATGAAGAAAGCGATGAAGGATGATGCGTTCATACCTTCAGTAACATTCCCCCCAAAGTGCAATTAAGCATGGGGGTTATTAGGAGAAAATAAATGGCTGATAAGAAAATTACAGCACTCACGGAGCTTACAGCGGCTCCCGATGTAACAGATTTGTTGCATGTTATCGACGGTCCAAGTGGAACGCCTGTTAACAAAAAACTAACATTCAGTACACTTTTCGGTGGAAATGTTCCTAGTTCCAGTGCTCAAGTACAAGTTGGCGCCACGGCGGTTGCTCTTGCTCTTGGTACTCGTACTCATTTGGTCACAAGCACACAGACAGGTGCTCTTACACTTGCTGATGGTACTGTCATTGGTCAAGAAATCTTTGTTGCAAAGGCTTCTGGAACAGACACCAATGAAATCACTCCTGCTGACACATTAGGTGCCTATGCGGTTGCTGATATTGCTGCTGTTGGTGATAATGCCTTGTTGCGTTGGTCAGGTGCTTCTTGGGCGCTCGTTTCCACAAGTGGTGGCGGAACCCGTGCGGCTCAGGCTGGTACAGGTGTTGCGGTTGCGTAATATCATTTAACTTTTAAAGGAGAAATTAAATGGCTGATAAGAAAATTACAGCACTTACAGAACTGACCGCTGCACCAGATGTAACAGACTTGTTGCATGTTGTAGATGGTCCAAGTGGAACACCAGTTAACAAAAAGATTACTTTTAGTACAGTCTTTGGTGGAACAGTTCCTAGTTCTAGTGCTCAAGTACAGGTTGCTAGTACAGCAGTTGCTCTTGCGCTTGGTACTCGTACTCATTTGGTTACAAGTACTGGCACAGGTGCGCTTACACTTGCTGACGGAACAGTGATTGGTCAAGAGATTTTTGTTGCCAAAGCTTCGGGAACAAATACTAATGAAATCACTCCAGCTGATACTTTGGGTGCATATGCAGTTGCTGATATAGCTGCTGTTGGTGATAACGCTCTATTACGTTGGACAGGTGCTTCTTGGGCACTTGTATCAACGAGTGGTGGTGGAACTCGGGCATCCGATGCCGGTACAGGTGTTGCTGTTGCTTAACTATACTTTGGTGGGGGGTTTAATTACCCCCCACTACTTTTAACTAAACAATCTATCATAAGATGGAGAGAAAGATGAAGTCATTTGCAAAATATATTAGTGAGGGGGATGCGTTTAGCGTAAATACTGAACCCTTTGGTCATGTAGAAAATCCATCTAATGGGTATTTTAGTGAAGCTATCATTCAAAAAATCAATGCGATGGTAGGAAAAATTTTAGAGGGGAGCCAACAAGATAGTGGATATGCAATTGGACATATTAGAAACTCTCTTATGAAACTTGGATTGACATTTGACCAAGTTCCTCCAATGACAGAAGAAAGTGGTAGTGTTAGCTTGCCTCTTACTTTGTTTGGTGGTCGTTTTGGTAAAGATGTTGATACACCACATACTGAATTTATGAATGATGATGGTATTTCCCATCAAAGAGAAGGTGGCCTTTCGTTAAATCTGACTTATGAGATGACTGATACTAATCAATGTAAGTTGCGTGCTAAAATTATGTAATGTATAAAAAGATAACTAGTGAAAATATCACTATGTTCGCAATTAGGCATTATGATAATCCTCATTGCGAAGGTGAAAAAGAATTTTATGATGATATGAAGAGGTTTAAATATATTAAGCGTCTTTTGAGAAAGTATAAAGAGACAAATATACTCAAAGAAAGATTGATACTCAATCATATTATCATATTAAGAAATCTATTTGGGCCAGAGGCTTGCGTGACTTTACTCTTGTATAAAATACAGCAAGAGTATTTTGGTACACTCAAGTCTTTTTTATTGTATTTGAATATGATAAGAGAAGATGAGTTGTCTAGGATTGAGGAAGATAAATATACTTTAGATACATTAAGGAAACTGTAATGGGCAGAGCGATAGATTTATTTGTAACATATAGGTTTATAAAATTATTGGTTACTCCATTTAAGAATACTGATGCGTTCAAACTTGGAATTATAGATGAGAATGGAAAACGAGAGTTAGAGCCAGGTACAAATAAACCAACCACACTTCGCACAACAGAAGAGAAGAGCGCATACACTGTTCTTCATAAACTTGTATTCAACATCAAAAAAATATTCGCAAAGGTGCCTGGACTTAGAACTAAGTTGGGAAGTTATGCTGCTGCGTTATTCCTTCTCAAAGATACCTTCAAAGAGTCAGTGGATGATCCAGATGTTTTTGAAAAGGAATTTATGAAATATTTGAAAGAGCAGGGATATGAAATAGATGATTCCATATCAGAGGAAGTTATAGGATTTGGTGAAGTTCTTCCTAAAGGTGAATACACATTAGCAAATGATATATTGAGTAAAGAGGAAGACGAGTTAACTGCAAAGAAAGGTGATAAAGTTGTTGCTTTTGATGACGAAGCACCAGTTGATACAATATTAGGTGTGGATATATTTTCCGTTGTTCATATTAAAACACAAGAAAAAATATATGTTGGATTGGAGGATTTGAACCAATGAAATTTTGGAAAGAGGTAGATGTTCGCACTGGTCAAGAAATTGATGAAGATGCGCCAACAACTTCTGTGGCAAACGCACCGCCAGGGATGGTTGATGAACCTATCGTTAGAAAGAAGAAGAAAAAGAAAAAGGTATTATTTGACGGCAGAACTAAAGCATATAGACAACATCGTGAAAGACTTGAAGCTCAAAGAGAGAAAAGAGCAAAATTGCGTGAAAAACAGAAAAGCAAATTTGTCGAAGAAATCCTTTATAAATATTGAAAAGGTAGGGAAAAATGGCTGTAACATCAACAACAGTAAATACGACAGACACACTGGAAACTCTAAGAGTCCAGTTTAACAACTTAAATTCAGATGTTGTCACCTTGGACAATACTGTTAGTTCGGGCACATCTGTCGCTGCTGATAATATTACCACAGGTGATGCTGCTGTTAGTATCGCAACAAGTTCTGGAAACATTACGATAGACGCTCAAGCAGGCGATGCAGATATTATCTTTAAAGGCACTGATGATGCCTCTGATATAACAGCACTTACACTTGATATGAGTGATGCGGGTAAGGCAATATTCAATGGTGCAATCTCTGCAACCACTATCACACTTTCTGCTGATGGTGGTGTGATTGTTCCAGATGACGGTAATATTGGTTCTGCATCTTCAACCGCTGCGATGCAGATTGCTTCAACAGGTATCGTAACATTTGTAGATGATATTCTTATCAAGGATGGTGGTACGATTGGTGTTGCTTCTTCAACATCTGCTATTACTATCGCATCCACAGGTATCGTAACTTTGGTGGATGATTTAATTTTAAAAGATGCCGCCACAATTGGTGTTACATCTTCCACCTCTGCTATTACTATTGCTTCAACAGGTATTGTAACTTTTGCTGATGACATTTTAATCAAAGACGCTGGAACCATAGGTAACGCATCTGTCGCTGCTGTAATGACTTTAGCATCCACAGGCATTGTTACTTTTGCTGATGATATTCTAATTAAGGATGGTGGGACCATAGGTAATGCATCTGTTGCTGCGGTGATGACTTTAGCATCTAGTGGTATCGTAACCTTTGCTGATGATATTCTAATTAAAGACGGTGGCACCATAGGTGTTGCTTCTTCAACATCTGCTATCACAATTGCATCCACTGGTATTGTAACACTGGTTGATGACCTATTACTCAAAGATGCATGTACGATTGGTACTGCAACAACCGCTGGTGCGATTGCGATTGCGGCTGACGGTACAGTTGATCTTGCAACCGCTGGTGCTACAGTCAATAGTACTGTGATTAAGACTGCTGGTTTAGAAACGATATACGTCCCTGCTGCTGCGATGTATCCATCAACAACAAACGGCTGTGCTGCACTCACTCAGGTAGAAGGAACCGCTGGTCGCCCAGAATTAAAGTGTTTAGACTTTGATGCTAGTAGTGATGAAAACGCACAGTTCACAGTGGCCTTTCCTAAATCGTGGAACGCTGGCACGGTGACATTTAGAGCTTTCTTTACGGTATCAGGCACAAATACAGGGACAGTTTCATGGTCACTGGCAGGGGGTTGTATCGCTGATGACGCTGCTATTGACACCGCTTTTGGCACAGCAGTCGCTCCTACAGCAAAAGCACACAGTGGCACATCTAATGATATAGATGTCACTGCCGTAAGTGGTGCTCTAACAATAGCAAACGCTGCTGATGATACCATGACATTCTTTAACATTGAAAGAGATGTTTCAGCAGATAACCAATCAGGAGATGCTAGATTATTGGGTATTCAAATTTTCTTCACAACCAGTGCTGCAACTGACGCTTAGTAAGGACTGATGTAATGAGTTTTGGTTATCAATTTTTAGGTTTTGGTGCTTTCCCAAATAGGGTTGCGGGTTTTACCGAAGCCACAGGCGGCAGCGTCACGACCGATGGCAATTTTAAAGTCCACACATTCAATTCGTCTGGAACTTTTGAAGTCACGACATTAGGCGCTGATGCAGTCGTCCAATATTTAGTGGTCGCTGGAGGCGGTTCAGGAGGTGGATTTTATTATGGTGGTGGCGGCGGCGCTGGCGGCTACCGGACAGCTACAAATTTCTCTGTGGCAAAGCAGTCCTACAGCATAACAGTCGGGGCGGGAGGCGCAGCAACCAGTTCGGTCGGCACGACTTATGATCAAGGAAACGACGGATCAGATAGTACTTTTAGTAGTATTACCTCAGATGGCGGCGGCGGGGGAGGAACTGAAGGCACTCCTGCCGATGGACGACAAAACGGACGAGATGGCGGTAGTGGCGGAGGCTCTAGTGGCTTCACTAGAAGTGGCGGTTTCACGGCTGGGCAAGCAACGTCTGGACAGGGCAATAACGGCGGCATTTCAGAAACCGGAAACGGCGATGTCCCAGGAGGAGGGGGCGCTGGTGCAGTTGGACAAAACGGAACCTCATCAGATAATGCCGGAGACGGCGGTGTGGGGTTATCGTCAAGCATAACCGGATCGGCGGTCGTCAGAGCAGGAGGCGGCGGCGGTGGTTCGGCAGGATCAGGCGCTGGCGGAAATGGAGGTGGCGGTGCGGGTGGCACATTCTCGAATGCAACGGCAGGAACGGTCAACACCGGAGGTGGCGGCGGGGGCGGTGGAAATCCGGGCGCTCAGGGCGGAGCCGGTGGCTCTGGCGTGGTCATCATCAGATATCAATTTCAGGCAGCATAAAATGGCACATTTTGCAGAAATAAATGACGACAATATTGTTCTACGGGTTTGCGTGGTGGCTGACGAGCATGAAGCTGACGGCGAGGCGTGGTGCCACGCTTTCTGGGGGGGCACATGGAAGCAGACCTCATATAATAATAACATTCGATATAATTATGCTGGGATCGGATACACATACGATCCCGAAAAAGACGCTTTTTATTCACCGCAGCCATATCCAAGCTGGGTGCTGGATGACGACTGTAGATGGGAATCGCCGATACCATATCCCGGCGTGGTCGGTGACAGAAAATATTACTGGGATGAAGACAGCGTCTCGTGGCTTCAACTGACGCTTAGTAAGGACTGATGTAATGAGTTTTGGTTATCAAGTTTTAGGTTTTGGTGCTTTCCCAAATAGAGCTGCGGCGGGCCCAGACTTTACCGTTACGCTCAGTAGTAATGTGAATAATTATAATCTTGCTACTGATCTCTCAAATAATGGTGGTAGTTATGGTGCGGGCAATTGGGATGGCACCAGTGCTATCACTGTTGTACTCAACATCGATGCCGGTGTAACCGTATACTCAGCTAATACTAGTACTCCATCTCTTGTAGTTGATTTAGCTACCTCTGACTCAGTGCTCACCATAAACAATTCTGGTAATGTGGTCGGCAAAGGTGGTGCCGGAGCAGTAGGTGACCTCAGTAATGGTGCAACTGGTGGCGACGGTGGCCACGCAATGTCAATGCAAGATGTGACTGTCACAATTAACAACCTATCCGGCGCAAAAATACAAGGCGGCGGTGGAGGCGGTGGCGCTGGTGGTGGAGTAAGAGATTCGGGGTCAGCAGTAGACAGTGAGGGTGTTTGTCAAGACGGAAGTAATATTGCTGGTGGCAACGGTGGTGCTGGCGCTGCTGCTTCTAGTGCTACATCAGCTGCCGGATCAGGCGTAGCTGGTTCTGGTAACGGTAACGGCGGCAATGGTGGTGACTTTGGTGCCGCAGGGTTGAACGGTACTAATGCCACCGGCAGTGGTTGTAAAGTGAACAACGGTTCTGGCGGTACGGGTGGCGCAGCGGGCAAAGCGATTCGGGCAGTGTCAGGTGTCTCTCAAACGCTCAACAACTCTGGAACAGTAGCAGGAGCAACATCCTGATGATTCTGGGTAGCAATCAATCACCTAGTGACATTGACACGATGATCATGGTGCTTAATGACACTAAAGATAGATTTGTTGAACAATACAAACCTATCAATGAAGTGCGTAGAGTTGCGTTACAGCGACTGAATGAAATGTGTAG